AACAGTAACAGTATGAGCCAACGCATTTATCACACCAAACTCCATGCAATCATGTACGTGCCAAAGATGACGAAGGCCACTATACAGGCCGCCGCAATAATTGCTTCAGCCCAGTCCCACATGGTTTACTCTAATGCTTGAATTTGAGCGGACAGCGCATTTAGTTGCGCAAGCAGTTCTTCTTTGGTTGGCGCGGGCGGCGCAGGAATTGGTTCTGGCTCTACTACAACAGGTGCAGTAAACACGCCGTCAGCGTAAGTCCAGCCGGGGCCAGCTACGGGGCAATCTATCCAGCCGTTAGCAGAAGCAATTTCTGCATCGGCAACAACTACGTTGGTAACCAGCCCGTTTTCAATAATTGCATATCTCATGTTTGTTCCTTACCAAGTGTAGACACGGCACAAGCCGTTACCGCCAGCACCGCCAGCGCCTGAATTTGATCCAGCATTTGCCGCACCGCCACCGCCGCCACCAGCACCAGTACCACCCGCACCGCCAGCGCCCCCAACACCAGACGTATAACCGCCAGCACCGCCACCGCCACCACCTTGACGGAAAGCACCAGCACCACCTGCGCTTCCCGCGCTTGTAGGCGATACCGCCGCCGCACCAGCCGCGCCCCCACCAGCAGTGTTTCCAACATTTGAACCGCCCGTGCCACCAGCGGAAGATCCTCCAGAACTACCGCCTCCGCCAGAACCACCGCCTGCACCCCCTTGGTAAGAAGATCCACCGTCGCGACTAGCCGCATCAATACCGCCACCGCCAGAACCACCACCAGACCCAGAAGGGTTTCCTGTTTGTGCCGAGGTGCTAACATTACCGCCGCCAAACTGACCATATACAGAGGCGTTTGAGGCATCACGCGAAACTGGCTGGCCTGAAGTGCCCATAACACCAGCACCAAGGCCGCCAAAACAAGCTGTAGCTTGACCACCATTACCAAACTGCCCACCAAAAGCTGATAAGTACGAACCAAATGTGGTATCACCCCCGCTAGTTCCAGTAATACCATTGGTAGCATCGGAAGTTTGCGCCGCCCCTCCTGTGCCACCAGCGGCAACCGTTGCAGTCACCGTGCTTGTTAAATCAGAGGCTTTAAATAATCTTTGCGTATACGAGCCGCCACCGCCAGCGCCACCGCCTCCTTTATCTGAAGTGCTCCTGCGACCAGAACCACCGCCACCGCCACCGCCAATACATTCAACCATTACGAAAGTTGCGCCAGAGGGTTTAGTCCAAGTGCCTGTGGATGTAAATTCTTGAAAATTTGCTCCGGGAACCGCTGCCCATGTAGGAGCCGCCGCAGAACCAGCGGAAGTCAAAACTTCGCCAGAATTGCCAAAAGAAGGGCCCGCACCTACGCCCACAGCGCGTGAAGAATTGAGCGTAAGACCTGTGTTGCCAGCGGCTTGCAAAGCAAGAACACCAGAAGCATCGCCAGTGACAATCGCACCGCCTACGACGGTATCTGCGTTAAGTATTGTTGCCATGTGTTACCCCAGTGCGTTAATTTTTGCTGTGAGAGCCTGCAACTCGGCAAGCAGTTCTTCTTTGGTTGGTGCAGGTGGCACTATTTCAACAGGGACGGGGCGGTTGTCAACAAATTGACCATTTGTATAGTCCCAACCAATTGCGCCATTTGTAAGCTCAATCCAGCCTTGAGTAGCGGCGTAGTCCGCCTCGGCTACTACTGCATTAACTACTTTACCGTTTTCTATAATTGCGTAATTTTTCATGATTAAGACTCCACAATACAAATACCATCACCGCCAGCGCCTGTAGAGTTACTGTTATATCGTCCGCATGAGCCAGCACCATACTCACCCGCAACACCTGTACTATTAATGTTTCTCATATCAACGCGCCCAAAACCCAAAAGCGTTGATCCAGCAAAACCAACTTGACTATTGGTGCCGTTGTCGTCAGCAAGTACGTTTGGCGATCCATTTTGCCCCCGACTATTTATATCTCCATTGACAGCGGATCCCCCTGCGGAAGGGCCACTTCCTGCTCCTAAACCACCAGCGCCGCCACTAGCAGTTAAGGTGGTAAACCCTGAAAGAACAAAAGTTGAATTACCCCCCACATTACCGTTTCCTGCTGTTGATTTGCCTGCACCGCCTGCGCCAATGGTTATTGTTGCTGTAGCGGCAGGGGTCGCCCCTGTAAACCATTTAATAACAGTTCCTCCACCTGCACCTGATCCGGGGCCAACAGTTCCCGACGAAGAACAAGCGCCACTACCACCGCCACCAATAATTGTTACTTTGAATTTTCCTGAAGCGGGAACAGTGAATGAACCAGAACCCGTAAAAATCTGCGCTTGAGAAAAACCACCACCTACCGTAGCAAAACTTAACGCGCCTGCTCCGTCAGTTTGTAATACTTGACTTGCTGAACCGTCTGCGGCTGGCAATGTGTAGGGGCGGAACGTAGGCGCTCCAGCACCACCCGAAACTACAGGCCGACCAGAAGTCCCAGCCGTAGTAAACGCAAGCTCAGTCCCATCTCCGTAGCCTATTCCACCAGCCGTGGGGGTGTTGTTACCATCAATAACTATTGCCATGATTTACTCCTGAGTAGGCCAAACAACTTGATTAGGAAAGCCTGATTGTGATGGTACGTCCCGCAACGCTTGACGATAAGACGCATAATTGTCTTTAATAGATTGCGGCACATCAGCGGCTTGTGTCCAATCTGTTGCGGCTAATTTTTCGTTACGTTGTTCACGCACTTTAACGGCTTTTCGAATGTCAGCACCAGCAAGCCAGTTAGCTTCTTCAGCTTCAATCTGAGAAATTTCTTCAGGCGTTAAATTAACTTGAATTCCGTTAACAATTTTATGTGTGTGTTGTGTCATAGTAATGCCCAATTAAGCGTTGACAAGTCCGTAAAGCCTAAAATTACCAGCAGTAATTGTTCCCACACCAGTATATAATTTAAATGCGTTTATTGCTGTAGTTGATGTATTGAACATTGAACCTGTTACAAATTCATTAACACTGCTTGTATTGCGGGTTACAGTATGCTCGGTAATGCAAAAAGGTGAACTTCCAGTATTTGGGGCAAAAAAGTAAAGTATTCCACTACCTGTGTTAGAAGATGAATTGGAAAACCCATCAAGCGAACCAATGTAAAAAAGGCTATCACCACTAGACCCATTTACAGCTATGGAACCACCTGCTGACGAATATTTTACTAACGCTCTGGTGTATCCTGAAGTTAAATAACTACCCCCGTTATCGGTTGATACTCGACATGTTATACCTTCACCATTAGAACTTACATAAACTGAGTCGTACTCAAGCATATAAGCACGATAAGAACTTGACAAGCTAGTAAATACAATTTCAGATGAGCTACTGGCTGTAGCTGATGCCGCTAAGACCATTGCACCAAAACTTGGCGTTACCCAAGTAGGAGCCGAAGTACCGTTTGATTGCAAAAGTTGACCAGATGAGCCAGCCGCAACCATACCCGTTGTGCCGGGAGCCGATTGGTAAGGGACGTTACCAGCAAAACCGCCAGCCAAATTGGTAGCTGTAGAAGAAGTCCCAGAAAAGCTAGGTGCGGTAACAGCGCCAACAAAAGTTGCTGATTGGTCTGTGCCCAGCGTTAACGCCGTTGTGGTTCCGTTTGTTTGGAAGACCAGCGTACCTGCGGTATTGCCGGTGCTTACTAGCGCCGTGCCTGATGTTGTTCCTGCTGAAATCGTACTCATGGTATTTCCTTATAAAACAACCCAGCGTTGGCCGGAAGAAACAGTAATAGCGTATCCGCTTGAAATTGTGATTGGCCCAACCGAGAATGCGTTAGAACCTGTAGGTACAGTATAGTTTACGCCTACAGTGGTAGTGTTAACAATCAATGCGCCGCTGGCTTGTGCTGGGCTGGATACTGTTGCAAAACTCAAAGCACCAGAACCATTCGTAGTCATTACTTGACCACTTGTACCATCTGTGCCGGGCAGTGTAAAAGTTACGTTAGCGGCAACAACCGATGGGGCGTGGAGGGCAATGTAGTTACTGCTGTCAGTATCAGCAAACCGCACATCACCTTGTGCGCCAACTTGAACATTAGAGCCATCCCATGTCAGATTGGCTGATGCACCAAACGCGCCAGCACTATTAAATTGAAGCTGAGTGTTAGAACCTGCCGCAGAGCCGCCACCTACGTTAACAAAGTCAGGTGTAGCAAGACCACCATCCCACGCAATAATTGCCCGACCACCAGCCGGTACGGTTACACCAGTCGTAGGGGATGTAGGGCCACCGCGCACTGTAACGGAGAAGCCGCCTGTTGTATCGTTGATAACAACATAAATTTTACTTTGCTTTGGAGTATTGATAAACCGCAGTGCTGTACGTGCGCCTGTACACAGGAGAACTGCGTACTGAGAGCTATTGGCTGTTAGACCTGTACTTGCATCACTACCTACTGTAACCGCCAAGTTAATGTCTGTATCAACCGTAATTGTCTGTGTGCCAGCTACTGCAACGTCCACAATCTGGGAGATCGCGTTGTTAACCGTATTACCCCAGCTACCGGATAGAGTTCCTTGTACTGGGAGGGTTAGTCCAATTAGCGATGTGTTTGCCATTTAATTCTCCTACTAAGTAGAAATTTGTGTCCAACCGGGTGATTCTGTATTGTCAACAGCAGTCCAAACCGGTGTTTGTGGATTGCTGATATTTTGCCAGTTTGCGACCTCGGTGTCATCAATTACTTCCCACAAATTTCGACCGCTATTTGCATCCGTAATTGCCATTGTTTCCGTTCGGCTTAAACCATAGCTCGTAGCTGCCGCTGAATTATCACCGATAGCAAAAGATTCACTCAAACTGTCAATGTAATACGTACCTACCGTGGTGCTGTCTTGAGCCGACATCGACTCAGTAATGGTCATAATCAACGTAGCAAGAGCCACTTCCGCTACAGCAATAGACTCTGTAATATCAGCTACAAACAAAGCTACAGCCTGCTCAACCGTGGCAATACTAGCTATTTCTTCAATAGCCACAGGGAAGGTAGCGTTTCCGGTGTCGGTTGTACTTATTGCCGCATTTTCGCTCACACTGGTTGTATAAGCTGTTATTGCCTCGTTAGTATCCGCAATAGAAGCTGTTTCAGTCCTACTAAGTGCAAATGTGGCAGCTACAGCTTGCTCTTCCGTGTACGCCGCAGACTCTGTTCTACTGAAAACAAAAGTTGCTGCAACTAACTGATCTTCGGTATAAGCCGCCGTTTCAGTTAAAGAAACCGGGAATGTAGTATTGGCTAATTCCGTAGTACTTATTGCCGCGCTCTCAAAAACACTTCCAACAAACGCTACTGTAGCCTCTTCCGCAGACGCAACAGACATTGACTCTGCAATGCTGGCTGAAACTAAAAGACCGCCAATCTGTACTTCTGTATAAGCCGCAGTCTCAGTAACGCTCTCATTAAAAGCTGTTTGAGTAGTCTGGGCATCAGCTATGGCGGCTGACTCGGTAACGGACTCGGCGTAAGTGGTAATACCACCCCAACCAAATTCACCCCAAGTATTGTCACCCCAGCCGTATGCCATTTTACGTTGCTGTTAACGTAGCAGTGTAAGTTACAGCAATGGTGTCGCCGCTAACAACAGCTTTAGAACTAGAAAAATCACCAGCCGAAAACAGTGTTCCAGTTGTGTCATCTTTAGTTGCGCTACCGCCTATGTTAATAAAGCAGCCCGCTACTGTACCCGTGCCTGTTATAGCAAAAGACACCGCAGATGAAGTCGCTTTACTACCAGCAGAAGCCGCGCTAAACGCGGGTGTAGGGCGACTGCCAGAGTAAGTTGGAAGGTTAGCACCCCCAACCTCTAACCATGTTGAGTGAGAAGATTGTGTATCAGCCGCTATCGCCGTGCCTGTACCTTTTAAACCCATCACAACTGCGCCGCCAGCAGTGTTGCCAAAAGCGGTATTTAACGTAAAGTTACGACCAACGGTTGTGACAATGTTGTCAATCTCATCAGTCCATTTAACAAAGCCGTCTACGCTATAGCAAACAGCGGTGTAATGACCGCCAATACCCATGGTATCAGAAGGCATAGTGTTGTATTTGGTAGCCGCTTCCACTTTGTCAGTTGCGGTGATTCTGTCAATAGTCATAGTGACTCCTTAATTAGAAGAACGGATCAATGCTGCTGTTGCTGTGTTTGCAGGCATTGTGATGGTGAAATTGGTAGATGTTTTGTCAGACCCAAAGTCCAACACAGCAATGGATTTGTTACCCTGAGTAACGTTGTAGATCAAAGCACAACGAGCCGTCACCGATGCGTTAAACACCACATCTGCAAAGTCTACATAAGCCGTATACCCAGAAGAGCTAATGGTTACGCCTGTAAGCGTTACGCCGCCAAGAGTATAACCACCCCCACTAACTTCATTTACAGAAGAATAAACAGTGGTAGCTTCGTTTAAATCAGCATTAGCCGTATACAAGGCAATCTTTAACGTATTAGTAGATAGGTTATGAACGCCTGTATATAGCTCTGTTTTAAAGCTAGTCGTTTGGGTTTGGACAATGCTACTCATGATACTGCAACCCTAACCTGACCATCACGATAAGCATCTGCACGTTGCTTACCATCACCCAAGTTCTTAAGAAGTGCAATAGCTTGAACATAACGCTCTTGATAAAGCTTGTACATACCATCTTCTGGTGCACTCTTCATGTATGTTCCTGCCTCACACAAAGTGCCATACAGCAATGCAGAGTCAAAGTTATCACCCAACCATGTAGTCAAAGCGGTAACAATAGATTCTGGATAATAGTAGTAATGAAGTTCTGCGTAATAGTTGGCATTTGGCGTAGGGCCAAGAATAAATGACAACTCATTCACATTAGCTGACTGAGGGCCAAAGATAGCATAGTGTTTAGGCTCAGATGCCACCGCACTCAATGGATACGCTTCACGGATGAAGTTCACATCTTTATTCAAAAGGTACAGATAGTCGCCTTGAAATACTACAGCGCCATTTACTGTTCCGCTATTAGCTACAGTTAAAGTAATTGTTGTGCCACTGATACTGCGAACAATAGCGTTAGTTCCAATGTTTGTACCAGTGACTTGCTGTCCCACCGCAATACCTGTTGCACTGGCTACAACAATAGTTTTTTGAGCCGATGTGCCAGTAGCAGTTGTTGCGTTGTATGGGTAAATAGCAAGGCTGTATGTCGAAAGAAAATCTTCTGGACAAGCCAAGTACTTATTACCATTTGCTAATACGCCCGTTACGTTCTTACGCAAGTTAGCAATCTGCACCGTGTTATAGATGCGTTGCTCCGCCTGCTTGATCATTGTATTGATCGTGGTCGTTTCAAACGTGTTCTGCGTGTAGTCAACTACCGCAGCCACAAGTTGGGCGTAAGTCAGTGCCATCGTTTATGCCATTGGGCCTCGTGACATAACACCTTTAGTCGCCGCGCCTGCGCCACGCATCTTGATACCAGTTGTTTTAGTTGCTGGTGCAGGACGACGATTAATGTTACCTACAGACATATTGACTGTATTGGCATCACTGTGGTCAGGGCCAGAACCGGGGTTGTCAGTAGCTTTAACAACTTTGCCAGTCATTGTGTGTGGCGTGGCATAGACCTTGGCATCGCCAACTTCTTTACCCATTAATTTTTTGCTAAATGTAGCCATGATTAACCTCGTTTCTGTGCGGCAATCTTTGCCAAGTTACGACCCATAGTCTTCATGTCAGAGTTAGTTTTACCCTTACCCTTACCTGTTCCGCCCTTCATTTCTTTCTGGGATGGGCCGCTTGTAGGAAAGACTTGAACATCAGTCTTACCTTTTTTAACGATTCCATCGGCTGATTTTGTATATGCCATTTTAAGCTCCTTAAGATACTGTAACTGTACCAACAAATGTCGTTGCCACCAAGTAGTTTGGTGTCAATCCTGCATCATTTAAACTAGCCCCGCCTACAGGTGCCCAGCCCCATTGAATGTTCCGAGAACCCCCTGATAAATTACCAGAAGCATTAACGCCTGAAGTAACATACGTTGTGTCTTTACGTGGGTTACGCAAAGCTTGTGGATCGTCCACAGGAAACGTTCCTAACATCAACTGTGGCTGATCTGGATCCCAGCATTCTGGACATACCAGCAACTGATATTTACGCTGCTTAATGATCTCAGTTTTAAGCGCCTTCAATTGATACTGTTGCCCACAGCGATCACATTCAGCAATCGCTATCTTGCCGGATGCAAACCTATTTCCCATTACGTGCTACCAATAAACATCTGACGAGGAACAAACCTAATCGCTGCTTTCTCGCGGTCTTCACCTGCGGCAATCTCAAAGGTTTCGTCGTAAATCTGTTTAAGCATCTGAATACGAGGCATCAATTCAGGCACTTTAATAGCAATGTGGTACGCCAAACCAGCTACCAAGCAGGGAAGAAAGCGGAAGTTCATGTCAGCAGTTTCTACACCAGCGCCAGCATCTTGTACTCTACGCAGTCGATAGTAAACAAATTGGTAAGGTGTGCTGTTATCTGGCGTAGGCCAAACAGTCACCGAAGGAAGTTGAGGCACAAACACCGCAGTACCATCTGCTTGAGCAGCGGCTATAGTGTTATTCTGCCCACGATATACACCACCAAGGGTATTTCCTGATACGTATGTGTAGTAAATATCTTCTGTACCTAACCGGATAAACCCAGATCCAGCTAGTCCAACCACCGTGTTAAGCGTGATCGTTGTTGCCGTAGAGGTGATAGCACCATCAAGCACAGCATTTGTAGGATTTGTCTCACCAGATAACCGCTGGATCCATACTTGAATCGGTCGCGCCTGTTGTAACTTGTTTGGTATTGTTGCATACGTAGAAACGCTAATGCGTGTAATAGTCAAATCAGCCTGAGTAGAAGCTGTATTAGATCCAGTACGAATAACATGCTCTAACAAATCAATAGTATCTGTAGGCAGTGCATACGTAGCTAAACCCGGAGTTAGGTTAATAATTCCCTGCTCCATCGTCCACATGTTGATACCCTTAGATTGCCACTCAATGGTCATGAGATTCATTGAACGGCGGGCAGTTCTTAGATCATAACCAGAACGCATTTCACGACCAGCCCTCTCCCACGCCTCTTCAGCGATCTCCGTGAAATCCATATTGAATAGGGTTGAGCCGGTAGTGGTCATCTAAATCCTGCCGTTTTCTTTGCTATTGCTTTAGGTTGAGCTACAAACTGTTTACCAGATGCTTTGCCAGCACGTTTGGCTTTGGTTGTAGCTGCATATTCTTTAGAAGACAAAGACTTAATAGCCGCTTCAGGCAAATACCGCTCCCCCGTCTTACTTGACGGCTTACCAG